TAAAAACAATCACCGGCTTTAAATCTAGACTATCAGGAGGCGGTGCTCGCTCTAATTTATTTGAGGTTAGCATTCCCGCATTTCCTAATATTGTTCCAGGCTGGGATAACGATACATTTACATTTATGTGTAAAGGCGCCCCAATCCCAGCATCCAATATTAACCCGGTAGACGTAAGTTTCAGAGGTCGTATTCTAAAAGTTCCCGGCGATAGAACTTATGATCCCTGGTCCATTACCGTTATTAATGACGAAAACTTTAAGATTCGTGCAGCCTTTGAATCCTGGTCAAATTCTATCAACCGTATGGAAACGGGTACTGGCGTAACACGGCCCGAATCTGTTATGGCAAACCTTGCATATGTTCACCAGCTTGGCCGAGGTTACGATAACGGAATTGAATCTACCCAAGTTTCAAATGCAACAAATGGCACCACAGTAAATCCAATTCGCACTTATATTATTCACAACATCTGGCCAACCAACGTTAGTTCTATTGACCTCAACTGGGATTCAACCGACCAAATTCAGACCTTTACTGTAGAGTTCCAAATGACACATTGGACTGCTGGTAACGCTAACGGTATTACTGACCAAGTAAACGCCCCAATTTTCTAATCTAAATAAGTCAAACAAAGGTAAACTTTATTAATGGCTAGATTATTTGGATTTTCTATTGAAGATAACGATAAAAAATTATCTAAAAATATAATTTCGCCGGTCCCCCCTAATAATGATGATGGTTCCGATCACTATTTGACAACCGGCTTTTTTGGTTCTTATGTTGATGTTGAAGGTGTTTATAGAACAGAGTTTGATTTAATCAAACGTTATCGGGAAATGGCGCTTCATCACGAAGTTGATAGCGCCATTGAAGATATTGTAAACGAGGCAATTGTATCGGATACAAACGATTCTCCAATTGAGATTGAACTTTCTAATCTTAATGCAAGTGATGGAATTAAAAATGCGATTCGTCAGGAATTTAAAGCAATTCTTGAAATGCTCGATTTTGATAAAAAGTCTCACGAAATTTTTAGGAACTGGTATATTGATGGGCGGCTTTATTATCATAAACTAATTGACATTAAAGACCCACACGCTGGAATTCAAGATATTCGGTATGTGGATGCAATGAAAATTCGCTATGTTCGTCAAGCGAAAAAGCAAAAGAAAGATATTCTTGGTCCAAAAATGTATGGAGATCAAGGGCCAAATGAACAAGTTTTTCCAGAACTCGAGGAATATTTCGTTTATAGCCCCAAACAAACATATCCAGTAGGTGCAGCAGGTATGACCGCTGGTGCGGAAAAGGGAATCAAATTTACAAAAGAATCAATTGCATATTGCACATCCGGCTTAGTTGATAGAAATAAGGGAACATCTCTTTCATATCTCAATAAAGCAATCAAAATTCTCAATCAACTTAGAATGATTGAGGATAGTGTAGTCATTTATCGTCTTAGTAGAAGTTCAGAAAAAAGAATCTTCTATATTGATGTAGGTAATCTGCCAAAACCCAAGGCCGAGCAGTTCCTTCGTGAGCAGATGATGAAGTATCGTAATAAGATGAACTACAATAGCCTTACCGGTGAAGTAGATACTTCTCGTAAGTTTATGAGTCTTATGGAAGACTTTTGGTTCCCACGTAGAGAAGGTGGTCGCGGAACTGAGGTTACTACTTTACCGGCGGGCACCGCACTTGGCGAATTGTCCGATTTAGATTACTTCAAACGTAATCTATACAAAGCACTAAATGTACCAGAGACTCGCATCGGCGGAGATAGCGGATTTAACCTTGGCCGTTCAACTGAAATCCTCAGAGATGAAGTTAAGTTCACAAAATTTGTGGGAAGACTCCGCAAACGCTTCTCTCAACTTTTTATTGACCTCCTAAGAACTCAACTTCTACTAAAGAATATTGTAACTCCAGAAGACTGGAAGAAAATGGCTGAACATATTCAGTTTGATTTTCTATATGATAATCACTTTGCCGAACTTAAGGAATCTGAACTCTTCACCGAAAGGCTCAATATGGCATCTATGGCAGAGCCTTATGTTGGAAGATATTTCTCACAAGATTATTTGCGCCGCAAGATTCTTCGTCAGACTGATGAGGAGATTATTGAGCAGGATGAAATTATGGCAAAGGAGATTGAAGACGGTATTATTCCCGACCCAAATGCACCAGTTGACCCACGAACTGGTTTACCCTTAGATGTGACGGCCACTCCCCTAGAAGGCACTCCAGGCACCCCACAGGGTTCTCCAGTAGCCTCTGGCGCAGGAAATAACATAAACGGTCAATCTGGCAAAGTTCCCGTAGAACCCGATATTAAACCCAAAGAACCCAAAATGCCTAAGGGTGGAGAAATCTAAATAGACTTAGTTAATTTATAACAAAATGGAAGACCAAGACCTACTTGATTTAATTGCTGCAGACGAGTCACCAGCACAAATCAGTGACATTATTAAAGGCATTATTTCAGCTAAGGCACTAGAAAAAATTGATGCTCTAGTTCCAGAAGTTTCCGCTTCACTCTTTAATGGTTCAGAGGATGAATGAACGAACTCAAAGATTTCTTTGGGGCCGTAAGTAAAGAAAAATCAGAATAATTCAAACGTGGACATTTTGAAGGAAGCTCTTTTCAAATTTCAATTAGAAAGAAATAGTCTGACTAAAACACCGTTTGAAATAACCCTGGCGGCTGCAGCTAATGCCAATGACTCCAAAATTCACGCTTCCATAGATTGGTAGGAAATTAGTCGTTAAGTTTATAAATAATAAGTAAGACCGATTTATAATAATGCAAATCACTAAACTTATAGAAACTCAGGTTTCAACCCCTACTACTACTGGAGCTGCCACCAGTCTTAACTCTGCAACTTGTGTCCGAATCTGTAATGATACGGTGGGGTCAGTTGCAGTAAGTATTTCAACTTCTGTTGGTGCATCTCCTACACTAGTGTTTACGATTCCTCCAAATTCTGTAGAGTTTTTACAAAAAAATCCAACAGATGTTATATTCACAGGGTCAGCAATTAAAGCAAATAAAGTAGGATTTACTAACTAATGGCCGTTCAAGAGATTACTAGTGTCATAATTGATAAGGGAACAGATTTTTCCGTGTCCTTTTTAATTAACGCATTTGATGGCAATCCCCTCGATTTATCAAGTTATACCCCTGTTGCTAAAATAAGAAAATATCCCAGTTCTCCTTCCTATGCAACGTTTAACGCAGTCACCTTAGGGGCAATCGGCTATATTTCACTCCATATGGATAAAGATGACACTCAAAACCTGAAAACCGGAAGAAACTACTTTGATGTTATTCTCACAAATGAGTTTGAGACAATCAAGGCAGTTAGAGGTACAATTATGGTAGAGGGGACCTCTGCACCAGAAATAGAAATCCCTAAAGTAAGCACGATTCAAGACCCGATCACCAACTATGCTCAAACGGCAGGCATCTCAACGGTTGCTCAGGGTCTCACTGGAACTCCTAATATTACAGTAGGAATAATAACGGCAACGAGTTTTGTTGGAAATTTAACTGGAAACTCAAATGCTGCAACATATTCGGTAACATCGGGAATTTCAACGAATGTAATTGGCGGAATTGCCTCTATAACCTCCTTAAATGTGACCGGCCCCTCATCTATTAGTGGCGCTCAAATTTCAGGAGGTATTGTTACTGCAACTAAGTTCGTGGGAGATGGTTCTGAGTTAAAAAACCTCCCTCAAATTTCATCTGTTGGATTTTCAACTACTGCCACCAATCTTGCTGTAGGAACTACTGGTTCACTACCTTACCAGTTGGCTCCAGGTGTCACAACATTTTTACCCGCCACTATTACCAATAACCAAGTCTTACTATACAACACTGGAACCAATAAGCCATACTGGGGTGATATTTCCAGTGGTTCGGGTGCCTACAATTCAATTATTGACCTTCAGACTGCCCCCCAGACGGGGGCTTCTCTTGTTAAGCAATACTATGTCAATTACAGTGAGGTTGATCTAACACTGCCTTCGCCACTTGAGACCGGAGCAGGCGGTGGTTGGTTTCAGTGGGAGCCAAATCTCCCCAAATCGCTACATGACGGTGGCCTATTTATATCCCCAACCGTTCCATATGACGGGACTCGGGCAAACCTAGTCAACTTCCTTAATAAGATAGGCGAAACCTCGCCAGGCACTAATGGTGTATGGCGACGAGTTTTCTCTGGCAATGTAATGTCGGATTGGTTCGGGTGCGTTAGCAACAGAATTGCTGATGACTACCCGTCCATCCAAAAGGCTCTGGACGTTGTTTTCGCCATGAATAGCATAGAGCAAGTGGGCAAGTGGTTTGTTGGAAAAACTAACGTTGTTCAAATTAGCGGCAACTGCAAAATCAAGAGATACCTTGATGTGGGGGCAAGGATAACCATTTACGGTGAAAGAAATACTCTTGTATATCCACAACAAGACTCTAGTTTTGCTGGTGATTATAATGTAGCCAGCGGACCTAGCATCTACGTCGATCGTGACTGCGAGCTTTTCCGGCCAACGACATACAATTGCGCCGTAGTCCTGAGAGGAGATGCCTCGGCCCTGGAAGGAATCACCGTTGACGGCTACGAGATGACCTACGGATCCTGGTATCCGATTATCAAAATTGCAACCTCTCCTGCAGGGGTCGGGGGTTCTTATGCGTTCAACGGGGAGCTTCATGTCATTGATCCAAACGACCCCAAGCAGAAAAAAATCCTTTCACTGGAAACTGCCGTTATACCCTCTCACCAGTTTGGTGATGCATGGTATCCCGGATTCCAGTTGAAAGCCATGGGGGGCAATGCCACAGGAATTGGTGTTGCAACTAGCACTTACACCAGTATTACACCAGCCAACCCCTACCAGTGGGATGTAGTTTCCGGCACGATTCCTACCGGGTTTGCAGTCTCTAAATCCGGGTGGGTAACCTGTGATGCTGGCACAGCACAAATTGGCAAGCAGTTTGTAAAGATTCAAGTAGCAGACGCCAGTGGCGCCACTGTGCAGAAAGACCTTGTGTTGGAGGTTACCGGTAAATATATTGAATTGCCCCTGTCTGATATTCCCCCGGCGACTATTAACCAGGCATACAAGTACAGTTTCAATGTTCTGAATAATGACGGCATAGCCCACTATTGGTGGCTGATTGATGGTCCCAGCGGTCTCACAATGAACCAAACCACTGGTGAAATCACTGGTACTCCCCCCGCAAACGCATTCGGAAAATACACCTTAAAAATTGCTATCACAAGTGCGACCAATACGGTTAGTTTTGACGCGAACACTCTAATTGACGAAATCTTCATAGACTTTACGGTTGAAAATACCGCTTTCCCCTCGATGTATGGCTCGCTCCCGGAAGCAAGGCTCGGCGTGGTTTATTCTGGCGTGCTGTATCCAGTAGGTGGAGTTGGGCCATTCACATGGGAGATTGATGTAGCCAGATCGGCGGGCGGCGGCAATAATCAACCCGGTTATCCAACAGCAACGCAACCTGCCCCAGGATTGACGCTTTCAACAGACGGCATCCGGGGCTTTATCACTGGAACATCAACTACTTCGGGGAACTTCTCATTTTTCGTTAAATTCACTGACTCTACTGGAAAAATCTTTGGAACAATGATCGGGTTTAACGGGACATCATGGACCGTCCGCCCCCAGTTGAAAACCTCTTTGATCTGGAACCTTCCGTCGGCCGTCGCGGGCCATCCCTACTCCTATCAGGTAGAGGCAACGGTGGATGGATGTACTTTTAGTGCAAAGTCACTTCCCTCTGGGCTGACAATATCTAGCAGCGGCCTTATCTCAGGAATCCCTGTCGGGGGCAAATATGCCAACGGTATCGCATGTGAATGGAGCGCCAAGTTAGACAACTTTATGGTGAGAAATTTCAAGGGTGGGGCTGGTG